CTTTCACCTTGCAGACCAGTTTCGCCCACAGGTCCGATATCGCCCTTATCGCCTTTGAGTCCTTGAAGACCTTGTAATCCCTGTTCTCCAGTCTCGCCTTTTTCGCCTCTATCACCGTCTTTGCCATCAATGCCGTCACGTCCGGATTCTCCGTCAGCACCGGCAATTCCTTGATCACCAGTATCTCCTCGATCTCCTTTGACACCTTTATCTCCTTTCGGACCCTGCTTTCCGTCTAGACCCGCAGGACCACGTATAGTTTGGACCTCTTCAAGAACTTCAAAGACTTTGTTCTCTAATTTTTCAATTTCTTTTTGCGTATGTATAACCGAAAACGCAGTAGAAATAGTATCAATTTTGCTCATTGATCTTTGCCATATACCTAGTCAGTTCTTCTGTCAGTTCATCTTCGTGAGTAGGTATATAATGTTCTTTCTTTTCAGGTTTTTTCTTATCTACTTCTCCACCGTTAACATTGATATTAATTGGTGAAGATTGCGGAGATACTGGTGTTTCTGGCGCAGCAGGAGGTTCGTTACTAGGAATTTCTTCAGTATCAATAGCACCTTCGTTATCTTCTTTATCCATTTGTTTCTGGATGGCATCGATCTCGTCTTCATCTAATCTTAAAACATTTTTCCAGATCCATTCTTTCGAGATATACTCACCAGCAAACTGAGTTGCCTCGCTCATCAAACCGAGACGTTCTCTCATGATTTCAGATTCTTTCAATTCGACATAATGATTGTCTCTTACAAAATCAATATTGAAATCAGTTTTCCAATTATCCCAATCTTGTTCTGTGATAACGCCTTTCAGCATCAACTGTTTCTTTAAAATATTTAAGAACACATGAGAAAATTTTCGACGTAACCTATCGATAAATTTCTGAAATTTTATTTCGTCTCTGGTAATTTCATTAGATCTACCAAGAGAAAAATTGTTTTCTTGTTCCAATCTTTGAGCAGGAACATTTAATGAACGATACAATCTTTTTTGAAAATACAATATATCATCTATCTGACCAAGATTATCTCCACCAGGCAACGTTGAAATTTCTGTGCCTCGACCACCTTCACGGCGAGGTAACCAGAAATCTTCCAGCATAGACATGTGTTTGCGATCATCTTTAAGTTCACCAGTGTTCGCATCATACACTAACTTGTTACGGTACTTTGCCATGATGTCTTTCATGTATTGTTCAGATTTACCGCGTGGTAAATTACCCACGTCAATATAAAAAATTCGACGTTCAGGTGCACGAGCAAGACGATAGATAACCAGAGAATCTTCTAACATTCTTAACTGGTTTATAGGTTTTAATGCTTTATGTAAATGTGAAACTACTTTCTTTTTGGTTTCGTCTAATAGACCAGACGTAACACATGTGATAGAGTCAGTAGAAAACTTAACTGCCCCTGCTTGATTCTGTGCTCCCGGTTTCTCTTCGTAGATATAGAATTCTTCTACGGTATCAATAATTTTTACACCGGTTTTAGGATCTTTTTTATTCTTAATGTTTTTTACTTTACGAATTTTTGATGCATCAATATTTCGAATTTCTTTAATGCCCTGTTTAGGATTCTTTTCATCTATTAACAAATGATAAAATATTCTTCCATCAACATACCAAGACCTAAAAATATCATGTCCTAAATCAGAAAAGTTTAACATAGAAAGAATATTTTTAAACTCATCTGTCATGGTCTTTTTGATTTTAGTCGTTGCTTCAATCTCATCTAAATTTAATTGTACGTTCATCTCTAATTCAGATGAGGTAATACTTTCATTAACAATTTCATCAATTGCCATATCAACTTCTGCGTTCGTAGAAACCCCACGATATCGCATGATCAATTGATGTTGATCTTTTGCATTATCTCCATCAAGATTAACGTATTGTCCAAAGTAACCAGCAGAAGACGTTACATATCCTGCACCATCAGGATCCGTAGGTGGAACTACAGATTTTAGATCTGGTTTCACATCTTTTTTGTTTCTTTTGATTTCAAAACCAAAAGCTTTGAATAACGTATTGTCTGCCATGTAATCCTCGTTGGAAAAAATAAGGGGAGTCAATTAAGACTCCCTATATCTATAACACTATTAACTGGTTGTGTTTGATTCCCAGTATTGAACAGCAAATTCAACATCGAACTGTTCAATTGCAGTTGCCTGATCATAGTCCAAAGCAATCGAACTTACACTGACTGGGAAACATCCCCTGAAAGTATATTTTTTCAATACATCTTCGTTCCTATCTAGTTGTTCAACTATCAGGTCTGCTTGGTAATCTGCTGGATTAACCAACCCTGTATTAGCAGAGTGAGAGTTAATTCCATTCAACCATCTTTCCATTGCATCGCGAGAAACAAATCCCGTATCATTCATTATGGTAACAGTCCAATTTTCAAACGATCTGTCACCTGCCATTTTGAGAATACGTCCTCTAAATGGAACCTCAACGACACCCGTTGTCGAAGCGGGTAACTGAGCAGTTCTGCAAAGGAAAGATGTCAGTTCGACATCTCCCCCAGCATAAGTTGGAAAATTTAAGGTTACCTTAAATAAATTGGGTCGTGCACCGCCACCGGTTAATTTTGACTTAAAGTCATCGACTCCTAAAATTGCCATCTAGACTCTCCTTATACTACGCCAACGACTTCTTCAAACGCAACACCCGTTCTAACTGCCACAAAATTAAGTGTGATAAAGTTAATTGAACGTGCTGGTTTAATGAAGATGTTTGCTACGAAACGATTCGAATCAATGATTGCCGCAGTGTTGTTTGTTTCATCACACACAACTCTGAAATCAGTAATCCCCCTTCTTCCTTGGATCTCTCGCAAGAACGGTTCAACAATTCCGACAAACTCTGATCGAGTAAATTCATCGTTGAATTCAAACAAAACATTTTCAGATGCCTGTTTGATTGCTCTTTCAATAGTAAGGAAAAGTCTTCGAACATTAATACGATCAAACGCACTTGGACGAGACTCTTTTGTTTTATCTCCGTATAACAATATTCCTTGACCAGGAAGATTTACAATTGGGTTAACACCCACTTTGTAAAGTTGGTCCCTGTATTCGCGAGAAGCATTCCAACCAAGAGAAGTAACACCGAAGTATTGTCCTCGTCTTTGTCCAGCAGGAGAGAACCATGGTGCTGCTACTTGATCTGTAAGTGCTAACAGACCAGCAGTTGAACTTGACGCAGGAATAAAGGTATAAGCATCCTTATACTTATCATAAACTTTGAACCAGTTACTGTCAAGAATCAAGTAGTTAGATGCAGATACTGCATTAGAAAATTGTTCAATAGCATTTGCAATGTTAGTAACGCTAGATTGATTAAGTACTGCATCTCTTGGAGGAGAAGACAATACTACACAATCTTTTCTTTTTGCTGCAGCAATCGAAACAAGGTTAGCAACAACTGTTACTTGTTCTAGTTCACTGCTCATTCCGCGAGCAATCAAATAGTCTACTGTAATAGTTTCGGTATCTTCAAATTGTTCAAATCCAGTAATAACATCACCTTCATCAAGCGTGTTACTATCTGTTCCACCAGTCAAAGAATAATTTTGAACACCTGATGTTGCCGCAGTAAATGATGCAGATGCATCACCTAACTCACTAATATTAGCAATGTCTGCTGCCCATACAAAATTAGACCTAGCATTCAATACATCAAGGATATAGTTAGACGTTCCGTCTGAGGTTTTAGCATCTCCTGCTAAAGAAACATAGGCAAATGTTTCAAGGACTGTTCCGGGAGTTCCGGAAAAAACACCATCTTCATCAACTATCGCAATGTGTGCTTCATCGTTTGCGCTTGCATCACCAGATGCGTTTGCTACGTAAGCAGAAGTTCCGGGCGCACTTTCGAATTCCTCTTTGTAGGTCCAACCAGTAAAACCAGAACCTAACGTTGGGCAGACTGAAATCTGTAAACTGTTTCCTGCCGTCCCTGCATACTTAGCAATTAATTGCTCGTCTGCAAGACCAGACCTTAAATAGTCCCAATCTGCTGAATTCTTAACCAAACTACCGTCTGATACTACAACAGCAGTCAGAGTTGCATTACCGGAAGGTGATTGAGTGACAGTAGGTGTTCCTGAATAACCAGTACCAGTATCTGTCATCTTTACAGATTTAATACCGACTGTAACATCAACAGTTAAATTACCGTCTCCTGCTACACTTTGGTTAACGGTTGGTACTTCGTCAAGAGATGCAAGAGTTCCGGAAAAACTTCCGCCTGATTGCAAAGAAAGTCCAGTAACCGCACCATTCAAATCGATGCTAGTTACTTTTGCTGATGCGTTTGTCCCATTTCCTATATCAATTTGGAAAGTTTCCCCAGCAATATAACCTGATCCATCTGCATCTCCAATAGAAATTGATTTAATTTCCATTGTTGCCGTTGCTGCTGCGCCACTACCACCACCACCAGTGAAACCAATAGTTGGAGTGTCAGTGTAGTTGTTGTTTGTGCCACTTACTGTTACACTAGTTACGGATTGAGTTCCTACAAGAGCAGCATTTTTTGCGCCCTCATGAGTTCTCACAACATAAAGAGTAGAAGCATACTTAAGGAAGTATGAAGCAGTTAAAAAATCTAATGATGATTTAGTTGACAATACGGGAGAACCGAATTGTTCTGCCAATCTAGCTTCGTTCGAAACTAAAACTGGTTGGTCAATTGGTCCCCAATTAAAGTCTCCTACATAAGCGCCAGTAGAAGTATCGACTGCTGGTACAACACCAGATAAATCAATTTCTTTGACTGTAATGTTTGGAGACGCGAATTGATTAGCCATAATCGTGTCCTTTTTTTCGTTTACCTATGATAAGAAAACATAATACGTAATATATCTCAATGTTTTTATTTATAATAATTGAGATTTACCAATATTCAAGATTGTCGGGTTCTTTAACTATTTGCCACCGTCTTCTTTCATGGTCTTCTAACGTTTCCATTTCCTCGATACTGCCATTACCGTCATCGATAAAACCAAAAGGAACTACATCTGCTTCAATTTGATCCATTCTATCTTTATACATCAACTCCTTTAAATTAATATCTGTCATATTATAAAAATATTCAGTGTGTATAAAGAACCCCATCAAAACTAGATTCATCATAAGATCATCATGGTTACCCTCGCTTGCTTCATACGACTGTCCTTTAAGAACAAAAGTAGACATTTCCAAGATGGTTTGTTCGTCAACAATTTCTAATTTGTTAGACTCCATTAAATCTTTAATGCCAGAACAACCAAGACGTTTTGATCTTCGGTTCATTTCAACGCCGATATGTGATGATTTAATTGTAGATGAAACGTGAACATTTTCGTATTCGATATCGTAATATAGTCCGTTGCAGACTACCGCACCCTGATCATTTGCTTCAATTACTACATAAGCATTGTTGTAAACGGTTGCGTACTTATATATAATATTAGGGAAGAGTATTGGAGAGATAGTGTTGTTCCGATACACTGCCACTTGTTTAAATGGGCGGGTCGTTATATCAATAATAGTGAACGTAGAATAGTCCTGACCTCTTCCTTTCGAGACATCAACGGTCATGATGTACTCGTGACTCGGCCGAGTTTCTTCGTAAACTAAAAATAGACCACCCTCCCGAACATGTAGGGGCGCTTTTGATCGCAATGACAAGAGCGTCTCTGCATTTATTAAAGTGTCGCCTGTTCCAAAGAAAGTGTTGCCAAATTCTTGGTCGAACTGTAATTGGGAAGTGTTTGCTATTGTCTGTTGTTTCCACTCTTCGTCTCTACCGGGAACGTCCCACCAATCAACACGAAACGATTTGAACTCATTTACACTTTGTTCCGCACCTTCCCAAATTTTATGGAAGATATTCCCGATGCCGTTTGCCGTAGACGTGATGATAACTTTCGTGTCCACACCGGAAGAGATAACCGGATAGGTTGAAGTGTAGAACTCACCTGCTCGCTCAACAAAAGCAAACTCATCGAGATAGAGCAGATTAACAGACATACCCCGAATAGAAGAACCGCTGGTAGAAGCAGCAACAATCCTAGAATTATTAGAGAATTCAATAGACCCTTTATTGAGAGTCTTACAACCAGGTTGCAAGAAGAAAGGAAGGTTCTCCAACATGAGAGTAACACGTCCAAGCATTTCTCGTGAAGTCGACCCTTTGTTTGCGAGGACTGCGATTGTTTTTTCTGGGTGAAAGATTGCGTACCAGAGGAGGTAGGCAACAGATGAAATAGACTTGCCGCTTTGTCTGCAAGCAAGTATAATACTAAAACGGTTGTTATTAAAATGCTCGAACATTTTTTCTTGATAGGGATAGAGATTGAAGGGTACCAATCCCTCATCAAGAGAAATAATCTTAACGTATGTTTCCGCAAAGTATCCGGGACTTGCCATACATTTCGCATATTCATGTACCTCATCTTGTGTCCACTCTTGGACTACACCATCTTTTTTTACAAGAGAATTATATTGATAAGTATCAGTCTGCATTCGGGTCTGTTGTAACATCAATCACCTTTTCAACCTTATTCTGTAATAATCTCTGTAAGTCAGTCGTGCTTCCTAAAAACACATTGTTGTTCGTAATTTGTTTTGCTTCGTGTTTGTCGGGTGCTTTAATTTCTTTTTGTTTCTTATTCAGATCCATCAGTCTATCGTTGACATCGGATATGTTTTTAACCATACCTGATAACACTTCAAACGCACGAGGGTGTTCTGATTCACGAGCAACCTCGATCATAAGATCAAGAGACTCTTTACCCTTCTCTATAAGTTCATAGTATGTAGCGCGAGAGTAATCGTAATCGTAATCGACTTTTTCTTCTGGCGTATCTTTATCATGATGTTTCATTAGTTTACTATCACCTATTAAAAGTTCTTGGCAGCAACGAAGAAGTCATGACCGGAAGTCAAAACTGTTGTTCCTGTTCCTAATACACCAGAATATTCTTTAATTATAAATTCAATATATCCGGTTTGGGATGTCGTTTTATTACCGCCAGGAACTACACCTTGTACTGAGGAGGCAGTAGAAATTTTAATATCGTCATTCATCTGGAACCAAGCAGGGGTTGCATCGTCTTGTTCCCATTGAACATTAGTTACACCTGCTTCATTACCATTGAGCAAAGTTGATCCCTTGTATAAGAATACTGTATCATAAGAACCGAAATTTCCTTGTCCATCACCGGATCGTGTTGTACTGGTCAATCTTGTTATCTTAGAACTGGTAAGATAACAGTTCACCTGTATTTGATAATTGTCTCCAAAGTTAGTCCCTTGTTGATCACTCCAATTAGTATTTGCTCCACTCGTATCTATTGCAGGAGTTTCAACATTCGTACTCTCGGTGCCCGAAGGTATTGCTGCCTTCACAATAGTAGCATCGCCATTTCTAAACAAGTTAATATCTTGAAAAACAGTACCACCACCACTCATATTATCATGACCAAAATTGATAGTAGTAGGATCAAACGAGATACTGGCAGTTGCTGCTGGATCATCTGTCACAGTAATCGTTCCGGTGGTTGCTACTTCTGTTCCGCTAGTCACAGCATCAAACAATTTACCGGTAAATGTTTCGTTATCATCCACACCGTCTGCGCCTCCTGCTCCCGCAAGTGTCACATCAACAGTGGCAGGAGAGAATGATGTTCCATTCCATGTAACAGTAGTTCTTGCAGTCGCACCATTACCAGGAGGATCAGCAGTAAAGTCAGCATTAGACGTGGTGCCATGAGTGATATTGAAGTAATATGTTTGCGGGGCAGACCCTGCTGCTTCACCGAATGTAAAGGTAACTGTATCACCTTCGGTGGGTGACGTAGTATTGGGCGTAACAGTCGGAGCATTTGCAGGAATAACTGTGCCATCTATTACATTAAAAGAATGAGTTTGTTTTCCGATATAACTAGCATTGGTTGCTACTTCTAAAACATATCCCCTTGTTCCGCTGGTAGCATTTTCTTCCACTTCTAATTCTATACTAGAATTTCTAGTACCGTCCGTGGTTTCAGTTCCGCTGTCTCTGCTCGGAAAATCTACTGCTATATTTCCGCCGGTGCCATTAACAATTCTCCAATACAGCGTAGATGCATTGGGCATATTTGAATGAAGCACACTAAATTGATATGTTGGATTAGCCATAGTATCTTATCTATTACTGTTCATAAGTTGCTGTCATAGTGACAGTTATGGCATCTAAAAGATCTAGTGTTGTGCCATCTCTTATACTAAGAGTGCCGAACACATTGCCATTTGCTTGCGTAAGTGATTCGTCCCGCGAGACCCAAACATGACTACCGCTTGCGTCTAACCATGATCCGGTAGTGCCTGAAAATAATGCCGATGATGAACCGTCGAGATCGAATCTGATATCGTAATCGCTTGACGATCCTGCAAGCAACCATGTTCTGGCGATCGGAAGGTTGCTACTACCGGAACCGGTGCTTGTATCAGTGAATCTGAAATCACCGTCTGATAGAGAGTTCCAACTAAATGTAACTTCTGCTTTGTCCGGTCCAGGTGCAGGTCCGGAATTTGCAGTAGCATTTACTGTTGCGCCAAGATCAACCAAAGTCGTTGCTCCTCCATCATTAATCTCAGCAGGACCAGAGACACTATTGATTGCTGCTGCCTGATCTGTAATAGTCACGGTTTGTTGCGGTGCTGAATTACCGTAAGTATCACCAACCGCATCGATGGTGACATTTTCGTCCCCTTGATATACAGGATCGCTTATTACACTGTAATTCTTTGTTACCGTACCGCTACCCGAAGTAAATTCTGCTGCGGTGATTGCAAAAGTACCATCGGTGACCCTACCCGAAGCAGTGCCCGTAATTGTAACCGTAACATCTTCATACGAACCACCGTTTACTTGCGTTGCTACGATAGTATATTCTATTGGGAAACCTTCTGTTACCGGTGTATTGGTTGACGCAGTGTAAGTAACAGTAGGAACAGCATCAGTAATATCAACCGTATCGGATTGACCACCCGCAGTCAAAGTTAGAGTTTCGTTTTCAATCGCAACATTATCATAGACAGCAGTGACATCAATAAACCCACTGTTACTGCCACCCATTGTAATGTTTCCAGTCAATGCTACATCAATATCTGCTGCTTGAACACCTGTAATTGTATAGGGAACAAGAGTACCGTTTGGAATATTGGTGCCCGAAAGGGTGAACCTAGCAACACCGCCTTGTTCTGCAATACTTGATACATTGAACGATCCAGCATTGTAAACAGTTGCAGCATCTACAAGACTAAACGTATCACTTGTTCCAGTTCCAGAAATTGTAATCGTCTGTGGACCTTCATAAACATCACTAGAAGTCGTGGTAGGACTGATTGTGACCACACCACTATTAGACGCAAATGTAGCAGCAGTAATAGTAGTCGATCCAACATTAGCACGTGCATCACCAGTAATCTCATATGCAAAATCCGCATAAGTGGCGGTGTTCTGTAATGTTTGAGTGACAGTGAAACTGTAACCATCGCCTTCTGTTACGGTTGTAGCAACCATGTCGATTAAATTAGTTCTTACTATTCCTGCTTCATTGACGGTAACTGTTTGTTGTGCGGTTTGACCACTGTCATCACCGGTAACCGTGAACGTCCAAACTTCGGGACCAACAAATCCTGCGTCTTCTGTTGTAGTGACAACAACGTTTGCATAGGTTGGTGAGGTAAAGTCACCACTCGAAGCACCAGCACGTCCTTGAGAATCACCGGTCAATGCCCAACTAACGGTTTCGCCAACAGAATTGGTTACACTCAAATCTAGTGTTATGTCATTGCCTTCCGTTACAGGTGAGGCAATAGTCAATCCATATGTAGGAACAAGGTCTGTCAAATCGAATTCAACTGTATCTTGTATTCCTGTGCTCTGACCTGTAACCGTAATGGTGATAGTCTGAGTCCCCTCTTCCGTTGCAAGAACAGTTGTAGGAAGATTTAGATTTGCATAACTTGTTCCGCCCCAGATGAAAGTTCCGCCAGCAACACTGTATCTTCCGGTGCCATCATCTTCAATTGCGTAGTCTACATTTTCTCCGACAGAGTTGGTAACATCCAAACCAATAACAACAGTGTTACCTTCTGTGTATGATCCTGCCGAAGTCAGAACTGTGTATACAGGAACAACATCAGTGATCGAAGAGTTGAAGGTTGCAATCGCGGCACCGCCAACAGTATCTGAAACGTTCACTACGAATGCTTGTGTGCCTTCTGGAGGAAGTTGATCTAAGACAGCAGTAAGATCCATGGTGGATGTCATGATCATGGTATCGCCGCCAGCAGTAATACTAGCAGCAGTTGTGCCTACTGTCAAGGTTGATCGTGAACCTGTCCTTGGAACAGAGGCAAAATCTTCGTCTTCTGCCCCAGTAACCCACCAATAATAATTTGTTCCGGGCGCAGTATTCTTTCGAGTAAATGCAAACGAACCAGATGCTCCTTCTGATATGGCAGTAGGTCCGGTGATTACAGCAGCACTAGGAGCAGCATCAACCATGTCAAAAGTATTCGTAGATATTTGAGCAGGAACATCGTGGTTTGTAATTCTAATCGTTGAGGTTTGTGTTCCTCTATAATACCCATCTACTGTGGTTGCAGATAATGTAGGTGTTTGTGATGCTGCGTTAAAAGCAATTCTTCCGCTGGTAGTTGTAATTCTTCCATCCAAGTCATCAAGGATTTCCCAAAACACCCCATCAGAAGTAAGTGTTTCTGTGCTTTGATTGTAAAAATAATCACCGTTTGGATTGTGTTCGTTCGTTACAGTGATTGTCGGAACAATAGAACCGCCCTCAGTAATATCACTTTGAGAAACAGCATACTGTGGATATACAGACGTGTCATTAATTGTTACAATCGCGCCCTGTTCTTGTGTATTGCTTGGGTTGAGATATGCTAACAATTCTACATTATTAGGATCAGCATGATAATCACTATAAGTAGCAGGACCCGTCAAGAAAACCCTGAACGTTTGACCACCACCGCTATCTGTAATAAAATCTTTTCTAGGATAAACATCAAAAGAAGCGGTGTTTCCTGATACTGTAATTGTTTGTCGTTGATTGAAACCGAAAACATTTGTTTGTGCCGCGTCCCAATCACCATATCCATTATTATACCCAATCCCACCAACACCAAAACCAGTTTGATCTGTACCAGGATCAGCAGTTAATGCGGCATCAAGACTTAAAGATGAACCAGTAGCAGTAGTTGCGTCTGCTAAGTAGTAATTTATATCACCATCAGGTAAATTGGTTCCGTTTATAGTAATAGTTTGAGCAGTTCCTGTTTCGTTAACTGAACTAGTCTGGACAATGTAATGAACATCAGCAATATTATATTCAACATTAAAAATTAATTTTCTGTAAGGCGCATTGCACCAATCTCTAATAATGATATTGTATTGTTCTAAACCTTCAGCATTTAAGAAAAAGTCGTTTGCAATAGTAAAATTAAAACTCCCAGATGTCGGAGTATCATAAACTTTACCTGGCACATTTCCGGGACCTGAATTTACAGGGTCTGCTATCGGTAATTCTGTTTGAACACCTACCTCTAAATCTTGCCACCCACCTAGTACTTCAAATTCTGTCAAAGCAGGAAGATCCTGTGTGATAGGATTCGACAAAGTTATTTGGTTAGTTGGTGCACCAATTACATTGATAATAGTCGATCCTCTATAAATTCCTAAACCAGTAATATCATATCCAATCCAATCAGCACTGACACTGTTTAGAGTAAGCGTAATATCGCCTTCGGTTGCTGGATTCCCTGCTTGTATACTAGGAGTTGCAGTGACTAATTGAGGAGGAATTGTCACAAAATCAGAATCAACTGTCGTTACGTGTTCTAAATACCATTTATAAGTTCCAGGATAAAGATATGTTTGTTCTGGTGCTCCTAGACCATTTAAAGAAGTTCCTGTTCCCACTACATAATTAACTGTAAGACCTTCGGGAACTGGTTCGTATGAAGGAATTAAAGTAATTACCGGAGAATTTAGCGAAGTTGTTTCACCAGAACTCTGAGAAGTTAGATTTAGATCCGCATTACTTTCGAGTAACACCTCTCCACCCAAATACATACCAGCAGGATGAACAAATAGTTTGAATAAATTTTTCCATTGATTTACAGGTATACCAGCACGAACAAGTATAGCAAATGTTTGGTATAACTTATCGTTGGTAAGAAATCTTAAAGAAGATGGACCAATTTTAGATATCAAAGATAACGGATTGTTATCGTCTGCTATAAGAAAAATGTTTTCTTTTGTGTAAATAACTTCTGGATCGATATCAAAAAAAGATCTGAAAAACCATTCGATAGAGTACTTAGAACCTTTTGCTCTAAACAACACACTTGAAAAATTAGCAGCAGCACGTTTGTCTCCTGACCCTTCAAAATAACTTCCGCCTAACAGCAATTCGTCTTCTATGAAATTTAAAAGTGTGATATCAGTCTCTGTAATATCACGAGCAAGGAAAAGATGGTTTAATAATTCTGTTGCATCATATTGATTTTGCCACTCGTAATATTTTTCGAGCAAAGTAATAAATTTTGGATAAGACGAGGCAAAATGTTCAGGTAGAACATTTTCGATATGAACGTCCCGTAAATTTAATTTACGTCTTCTCTTGTCTATGAAGTTATCGTGTGCCATAATTCTTATTTATGCCGTTGGAAATGCTTGTGTTGGAACAGCGAAGTTAGAAGTATATCGTGCGACACCTTTTGTGATTCTAAAATCTTCAATGAATCCTCCCCAGGCAATGCCTGACGCATTACGTGTTGCATCCATTATTTGTAAAAAGTTTGAACTATAGTCTTGAGTATCGTTCGTTTCAGTACGTCCCAGAACACCGTTGACAAAAATTCTTAGGTCAGTGCCTTCTCGTGTTACTGCTACGTGATTCCATGCGTTAAGATTTAAGGGAGTTCCAGAAGTATCAAAATTACTAAATCCTCTAACCACTCTTACTTCGTGAGTAACTGCGATTTGTTCTAACCCTAAACCGTCATTCACCCCGTTAGTTGAATGGGTGGTTGCCATCTCGTAGTTACCTGACTGTAACGTGTAAAACCACCCTTCCATGGTGAAATCACCAGCACCTAATACTCCGCCTGTGCCTGTGAACGTACTTTCAATTCTGCCACTAGTGCCATTTCCTTCCATTGACTTTGCTTGGAATAATGTAGTCAATCCCGCTTCCACATGGACACCATTAACTGTGACTAGTGAATTATTAAAAGTAGAAGCATCACTTGCGTATGTTGTAGGACTACTCTCACCATCAACTGCATTAACTAAGAATACTACGTTAGCAAAGTTGGGATCTATATTACTAGTGTCTGTAACCGTGATCGTAACTTCGCCCACTTCTGCTGAGTTCTCTGCACCATCTGGTATTGCTCGATATCTCCAAACCACGGTGCCACTGAATGGTGCCGCAGGAGGTGTATACAAGAATGTTCCTGCAAGCGCATCGATAAGTGTAACCGTACCTTGCCCAGAAGGTGGTTGATCTTCCACAACGTGGGTGATGTCACCAGTAGTTTCGAACAGATCGTTACTAGAAACATTCATAGTAATTGTTTCACTGCCAGAGTAATCTAACGAGAAGGTGTCATCAATTGCATCATCCACACCAGCATTAGAAGGTCCATTAACGGTAATGCTAATTTGTTCTACAACATTTTGACCAACATCAACACCAATGACAAAACTATCAGGTCCATAAGCATCTGGGTTAGGTGTGTAGATCCATGTACCGTCTGAGTCAACCGCCGCAGTACCAAACTCCGGAGAAGTAGTTATTTCATAACCCTGTATGTCATTTAGTGTATTCACTAATGATAAGGTGTTAGTTGCAGTTTGTCCTGAATCTTCTAGTATGTTACCAGGAAGACTAGCACTGTCTCCTGAAAGAATATTGGATTCGACTTTACAGAATGCAAGCAAACCGCCTGTATCGAAATCGAGAAAATTAGTTTCTACTGTTCTAATAATAGCAGAAGCAGATTCAACAACCTTATACATATTAATCTTCATTTCAAAATCTAGTGTGTAGATGATAGTTCTACGGGTTTCGATTGCTCCCTCGTAGTCATCCTGCATAACCACACCGTCTAATCTTATAGGAGTATCTTCTGTGACATCATATCCTTCTAGTGGTTTAACAGATACTGTATATTGAGGTGTGAAAAAAGGTATAATTTGTTCGACAACTTGAAGCGCATCATCTTGACTTCTTGCATATACGTTTAATTGAAATTGTAAATTGTACGGAACGGGGTTATACATCCTTCTTGCTCGCCCACTATCAGTAGTGTCGGCAATAGTTCGTTTTCCCACCTTAGACAATTGCCGTTGAGCATCATATTGAATAGCAAGAATTTCAAATGACATTCTTGGTAACTTAATAGCAATTTGTCTTTCTTGTTCTTCACCCACTTCCATCCCTGCGATTCTGTCAATAAAATCACGGCGAGGTGCATAAGACAAAGGAACCTTGGTTTGGTTAATAATTTCACCCGCAGAATTATGTCTAACAACATAAATGTTATTAAACAACGAACCGAAAACAGCAACAGACTTTCGAATTCTTTCGTGATAAAACCAATTAGTTAACATTAAGGATCTCCAAACGGATTAGACTCAGAGAAATCTAAAATTCCGTCTGCAACAGTTTCGAATATATCATTCTGATTTTGATTCATTTCTTTTTCACTTACAATCGTAGGTATTCCGACAGCATTACTTTCTAGTCCTATCACACTATCTACTGTATTAAATGAATGAAACAAACCATCCGAAGTACTTATATTAGTTATACTTAATATTCTAGCAGATGAAACGGATGCATCATATTCTACAACATCAGCATATATGTAAATTTGAGAATCCCCTTCCCCTTGAATCTGTCTAACCCTTTCGCCAACTTCAAACGCACCATTCTCTCCAAAAAATTCTGTTGTAAAAACTTCTGTAAAAGTCATTTGATATTGATGACCAAATATTTCTACGTTATCAATTTCTGCAATATTAGTATCAAAATTTTCTCCGCTAAATTCAAACAACTCACAAGACAATCTGAATACGGGTAAATTTTTCAATTGATAGAAAGGAGTTTCATCAAAAGTTTTTTGAATTTCAAATATAGAACCGGACAAAGGTAAAAATATTAGATCACCTTCCCTCGGTCTAAAAAAATTATTAGTGTCCTGCTCATGTTCGTATGGCGCTACTTGTTGTAACCATCTACGCCGAGAAACCACAAAGGTTGCTTGGTCACGAATCTCTACACCAAATTTCGTGAACAAGTCACCCTCGCCATCGAACCCTTCTACATTCTCAATGTACATTTCTATTTTATATGCATCATCAAAAACAGCAGAGGTTTCATCGCCAAAGATAGTGTCTTGATTTACAGAGTCACGAGGCAGGTAATAAACATCCTGCCCATACATTTTTAAAGACTCGACTATCAAGTCTTCGTATAAGACCTGCTCTGATCTGGCACCTTGTGAAAAATACTTATTAGTTGCCATTTATTAACCTACGAAGAAATCTGGCGGTAACTCTTGCTCGATTCTTAACTTCTCTTCTAACTTTTCTAATTCAGAATTAGCATCATCAAGCATTTGTCGCGCATTAACAGTAACACCTCCGGGTAACTGCATGCCTTCAAATTTAGACATGTTGATACCCCACTGTTGTTTAATTAAAGCAGTGAGATAATTTTTTACAAACATATCATTATAGACGCTAGTAAATGAATCCGGATCAATAGCAGAATATATTTCAGCAACAACGTAATCACCAACCCTAAGATCATCATTGATCCATTCGCCCCAAATATAAAGACGATCTTGATGCCTAGACCAAGAAGTTTGCGGATTGCCGTGAAGAAGTTGATCCATAAAATCTAAGTACTGTTCAAATTGAATGTAGTAAGACAACCCACCACCAAAATTTAAAAAGTCACCCATACTATTTAACATCATTTGATATTTAACATCAAACATATTAACAGTAGAAAATGTTGGATTAATAGGAAACAGTTGTGAGATATATAAAACCTCACTCGAAATCGGAATCCAACCGTTATCGACATCAGTTTGCGTAATCAAATGTTTTAAATAAGTACGATAAGTTGCATCACTATGGAACTCTTGATACAACTGAATAGTATCATCGACTTTATCTTCTATCTGATCTTCATCCACATTTATTTCGATCACAGGATCACCTAACCTTCGAAGGCAATGATCGATCAACGTTTGTCTGGAATTAGGTTGTGCCATTTAGATACCTTTTACCTGTATTTATACATTGCCCCAGAGGACTGCACCAGCAGAATCGTAAATAACTAAATTTGTGCCAGCGGCATCTCGGAATTCAACACCCGTAGTAAGTTTCAAAGCATCTACATTTTCAACATCCATTACCTTTTCGCCACTCTGATCGGCATCAATGTGAAGTTTTCTTTCAAGGGTTCCACCAATCACTGTTGAGATCTCAAAATCTGCTTCTTCACTACCGTTTGTTCTTACTCTTGCGATAGACTTGACTACAGACATTTCTACGCCAGCATCTGAGTCAATAGAATTACCTGCTTTAAATGCAAGTTGTTGAGATCTCGTTCCAGAGACGCTTCGATGATTTAAAGTAAGTGTGCTAAGACTGCCAGTTAACGGGTACCCATAATCATAAAGAGTAAGACCACCTTGTCCAACCAACAATCTTTCTTGATCGCCAAATGCATTGTGCTGCATAACTATGAGGTCAGAATACATATCCTCATCACCGGGAGCACCGTTTACCACTGCTCTTATGTCTACACCGGGAAAATAGTTACCACCTGCTCCAGTCTGATCAATACCTGCGAAAACAATACGACCTAATTCATCACCACTGTTTACTCTAACATCGTTAAGAGTGTTGTTATCAGTTCCACGTGACTTACCTAAAATTAAATATGGAGGGAACTCATCAGCACTAGTTCTGGTAATAGCAAACGATGCTTGATCTGCTCCAGTTCCAGTAAGAGCAGTACGAGGCGTGACTGGCGAGTTGGTTGGGAATCCTCTGGTTTCAAAGGTTCTAAAACCATTACCTAAATTTAACTGATAACCATCTTCTGGATCAATCTGTACATGATAAAAAATACTCGCAGAATCCCCTATAAAACCAAGAGCTTGTATCTCTTCAGTAGTAACTCTCCCTTCGTCAGTTACTAATTGTAGAGTTGGAACTTGATAAAGATCACTGAAAGCAGTCTTACTTACGACATCGCCATTGATAGTCAGTACATCAGTATTGGCAATTTCAGTACCAAGATTCGGTATAGTTAGTCCATCACCATTAACACCAGCATCTATCGCAGTTGAGTCTAGTGTGGTGATACCAATAACGTTTAAATTTGGTGTTTGGAATATTGTATCATCACCACCAGTAACCGCTAAGATGTTATCAGAGGCATCATCCACAACCGCTAAGGTAATATCTCCAGAAGCATTGTTGCTAAATCTAATACCTTCGCCGGGATCAGCGATGACTAACTCATTGACGCCTGAAATATCAAAATTAGTGCCACTGATACCACCATTAGCTAGAGTCAATCCCTCAATACCGCCGCTGGCAATTATTGTACTATCAAATGTTGCTACACCGTCTTGAGTAAATGTTAATGCATCAACCGGACTGCCAAGATTTTCAGATCTAATAATTAATTTATTGAGGTTGGCGGAGCCAGTTCCTTGATAAAAAAATCTCCAACCATAACC